TATAATGATTTGAATAGAGGAGAGCTATTTTGCCTCCTCTGGGGAAGAGCGCCGGGGAATTAACCCTTTGGTAGGCGGCTGCGTAAAGTCGCACACGCGCTCTTCCCTCCCAATTTATAAAGGTGATTAGAAATAAGGAGAATGAAATGAGTATTGAAATGTATGATCTATATGAGAGACGTGATCGCCCAGGTGGACGCCGGTTCGACCGCCAGGGTTGGTCTGATTATCGAGACATAGGTATTACTTTTGGTGATGTCACCCATGAACTGGCCTTTACGGTTGGTATTGAAATGGTTGATAGGGTTGTGAAGGCATGGTCACTTGATACATATAGACACCTTAAAGAATCTATTGAGGAACTGGAAAAGGCAGATAACCTTAAAGATTTTGAGAAAGAAGATTTGAAGTATAATAAAGAACTTCTTCATGCTGTTGCAAAGATAGTTCAGTATCTTACTGTTAATGATGAACGGCCAGAAGAGCTGCGGGAAGGTGATGTATTCGCAGACCGAGAGGAGGCGAAGTATATCAACGTGCCACATAATGTCCTTTGGTCCAAAAAGTCCTGATGTATGAGATATTAATAACCAAGGAAATGGTGGAGGCGTATGGGAAGATAACCAACGATTACAATCCCATACACTTTGATGAAGAGTATGCGAAGAGAACAAAGTTTGGTGGCACTATCGTACATGGTATGCTTATTGGTGGACTAATCAGTTCAAGCTTGGTAGATCATTATGGTTGGGGGATAATCTATATATCTCAAACATTAGATTTCAGGGTTCCTGTGAGAATAGGGGACAAAGTAAAAATCGTCTTTAAGGGTGAAGTGTATTTACCAAAGAATAGACTACAGCTGTTTGTTGATGTATCTGTAATGGATCAAACAGTAGTGGAAGGACAGGCTTTGATTATTATACCATTCAAGAAGGAGTTTTGAAACTATCGCAATTTAATAAATAATAAATTAGGATCAGTAACCGAAGAGGCCGACGGCGCAGACTTTTAATCTGTTATTCCACATCGTGGGTTCAAATCCCACCTGATCCTCCACAATTATACGGGGTTGAAACAAATGACTGGGTTGTGGAGTGGTAGACTAAAATGTATCTTTTGGGGCCCGAGGCATTGGGAACTAGCGAAAGAGTTATCGTTTCTATCTTCTCATGCCTATGTGCATTTAGACCAATGGAAAGAATTGGGTATTGATATAAGTGTGTTTGCAATAGATCATGATCTTGGTATCAAAGCAAAAATTAAAGTAGATCAGGGGTATCACACTGATCTTGCTTCCGTACACAGATTGACATGGTCCTTCATAGCACCCTGGGACGTTGCTCGAGCTGCAGTTATCCATGACGCACTATACGAAGCGTTGAGAAAAAATAAAACCAAACTATCTAATGCAAAAATAAAAGAGATGAGAAAGTCAGCTGATATGATTATGCTAGAAGGTATGGAGGCGGCCGAGCCTGCTGTACCAAATATTAAGGTGAAAGTAGTATATAGAGTATTAAGAATTACTGGAGGAATAGCATTGAAATATTCTTCATACCGTGAGAGACAAGGATGGTAAAATAAAATATCCCGATACAAAACATAAAGTCCTGAATAAGGAGTAGTCTAATGGAAATAAAAGATATTAACATAGATGGCTATGAGAGAGTTGTTCGTGGAGTGGATGAACAGTCAGGTTTGGATTGTATCATATGCATACACAATACGAAGTTGGGGCCCGCTCTTGGTGGCACCCGTGTCTGGTCTTATGAGAATATGGAGGACCATCTACAAGATGCTTTAAGTTTGGGGAAAGCAATGACGATGAAAAACAGTCTTGCTGGATTAGATTCGGGTGGCGGTAAGGGAGTTATTAATATTAAAGGAAAGAAAAAGACGCCCGAGATATTTCAGATGTATGGAGAAGTGGTCAATCATTTAGACGGCACATATCTTACAGGAGAAGATGTTGGTGTCAAGCCTGAAGATATTAATGAAATGAAAAAGACTACAAAATATGTTTCGGGTTATAATATAGATTCACATCTTCTTGATCCCGGGCCCGCCACTGCATATGGTGTAATTCAATGTATGGCTGTTGCTGCTCGTTTTTTGCAATTAGATTGTTCCCATCTTGACTTTCCCACTTATCCGAATAATATTTTGTCAGAATTAAGAATCAGTATTCAGGGTCTTGGTAATGTTGGGTATGCTCTCATGGAGATGTTGTTGTATAAGGAGGCCCGGGTTACGGTTACTGACATTGATCCAGAACTTATGCGTAAAGCAAAAAAACAATATCCAGAAATCTCTATTGTTGCTCCTAATAAAATATATGACGTTGCGAGTGATATATTTGCTCCGTGTGCATTAGGTGGTGTAATTAATCCAGTTACAATACCAAAGCTAAAGAAATCAACATATATTATATGTGGCAGTGCTAATAATCAGTTGTTGGATGAAAGTTGTGATAAGTTATTATACGATAACGGAATAATATATTGTCCTGATTATTTGGTTAATGCGGGTGGAGTAATATTGGTTTATAAGGAAAAAAGCAAAGTATCAACTGATTTTCATATTTCCAATTTTATTGATCTGATTGGTGATAGATTGGAAGAGTGTTTAAAGATTAAGAAACGTGACAAATTACCTACTGGATTTGTAGCCGACATAATGGCGATGAGAAGACTATGAAATGAATATCGGCGATAGCGTAAAATATATGAATGATTATGATGAATTACGTGTTGGTGTAATCATAGATATTTCTTCTTCCATGCCTTCCTATGGCGATATGAAGTTGAAGGACGGGGTTCCCTATTACGTCTCAAAGAAGATGAGCATACATGAAAGCGAACCTGTTTATGTCGCGGTGAAGCCAAAGAACATGGATACGGTGTTTCTAATTATAGAAACCAATTCCGGCAGGACAGAATTTCTTTCATTGGACGAGGTTACCGTATATAAATAGTCCTATAAATATTGTAGGATTATTATGGTAAATCAAAATTATTTTATGGGCCTTGATGGCTTCGTTTGGTTCGTAGGGGTTGTTGAAGATCGCAACGATCCTGATGAGCTCGGTCGAGTCCGTGTCCGTTGTCTTGGATTTCATACAGAGAATTTAGTTTCACTTCCCACGGCTGACTTGCCGTGGGCTCATGTGATGCATCCTGTAACTGACCCATCTATGCATGGTATGGGACACAGCCCATCATGGCTTGTTGAGGGCAGTTGGGTTGTGGGATTCTTTCGTGATGCTGAGGAGAAACAACAACCTATTATCATAGGAACGATTCCCGGTGTTCCTGAATTTTCGGCAGATTATAGAAAGGGGTTTAGTGATCCTCGTCACGACGAATCATGGCAGTTGAATGACGCTGGTGATAAACTTTATGCAACTCATCCAGAAAAGAAAAATGAATATGGTCCTTATCCATTAGGAGGCCGCCGACGCAAGGCCACGGGTGGTGGGACCACCACCACCGGTGCCAGCGAGGCCGCTGTTGAACCCGCTGATGAATCAATATACCATACCAAGGAAACGCAATCCGGGCCTTCCGATGGCTTGATCTCGGACGAGAAAATTCAAAAGGCTGCTGATGCCGCAGGTATAAGTGTTGAATTAATGAAGGATGTTCTTCGAAGAGAAAGCAATAGTAGTCATTTTGATAAAAACGGTAAGGTTATTATGGGTGATCTACATCTCGCAACCGGCCAACATGCATATGGTGCTATGCAAATTAGACAGCCTGCACTAAGTGATTATAATAGAAAAAATAAAACAAATTACACTTTAGATGACTTAAACGATTTAGATACAAATCTTAAAGTAGGTGCTGGATATCTCGCCATTTTACAAAACGATTATCATGAACGTTTCCACCCTAACACTAATAAAGATGATTATGCTTATGTTGCATATCGCTGGGGGCCTAATCCGACTATAGATGCTATTATTAGTGAATCAGAAGAAAGGCCGTATCATGGGCCGGCGGTTTCGGCCGAGCCAATGGAGTCTGTCAAAGATATGCAAGAAGAGCTTGCAAGTGTTGAAAAAGAAGGGGGCTCCAGTGGTAGTGGTAGCGTTGTCGAAGATGAAGAGACAGAACATTTTAGTCGTTTTTCTGGTCATACCGTAGGAGAAACAGATACAAGCAGATTGGGCCGGGGTGTTGTTTCTGAAACTCATGCAGCTTTAGATCGTAGACGTAAACAAAGACGAACCGAGATTCCAACTGCCACTCGGCCTCATATTCCAACTGTAGAAGATAAGTCTGTTTTAGGCACAGGAGTTGCTGATCCTATGGTGCCTTGGAATGAACCGCACCCCAAGAGTATCACGAGAGACACAGAGCCATATGTCTCTGCACAGTATCCATATAATCATGTGTATGAAAGCGAGTCTGGACATCTTATGGAGATTGATGACACGGCCGGCGGTGAACGGTTGCATAGAGAGCATATGTCTGGAACCTTTGAGGAGTGTCATCCGCTGGGTGATAAGGTGGTTAAAGTTGTGGGACACAACTATGAGATTATTGCAAAGAGTTCTAACGTCTTGATATCTGGCAATGTTAACGTGACAATAGAAGGTACTAAAAAAGAATTGATTATGGGCGATTATATTCTAGAAGTTCTAGGAGACTATACCAGAAAAATACATGGGAGTGAAAGAGTCAAGATTGGTGCTGGTGCAGGGCGCGCCGGGGGCGGGGCCGCCGGCCGTGCGGCAGGGGGAAATCTTGAAACAGAGATAAATGGTAACTATTCTTATAACATCAATGGGGCAGTCAAGGGCAGAGTTGGTAAGAATCAGGATGTGGAAATTGAAGGCCATGAATTACGAGTAATAGAAGGAAACTATGTTCAGAGTATTACAGGGAATATTAGTCAAGAGAGTACTACAGGTTCTATTTTTTGGGACGCCCAGACCGCTATATCTCAAACATCTGTAGGCATTACGACTATAAAAGCAGGAAATAATTTGAATATAAAATCTGTAGAGGCTATGGATATTCATACTGAGGGTGAAGGATTAACAATAACATCTGGTGATGTCACTACATGGACTTCTGCGGGGTTGGTAACAGAGAACTTCAGTGCAAGTCAGGATACTAACATTACGGGTACTCTTGATATTACTACTAGTGATGATATTACAATTAGAGCGACGGACTCCAATATCAACCTCAACTAACTTATAGATAAACAAGGAATAATTAAATGCCAGCAGTACATAGAGATGAAGACCCTAGAGTTTGTGGAGCAGAAACAGTTGTCTCAAACCAATCTAGTGTTTATGCTAACGGAAAATTAATTGCTGTTGATGGTGATCCCAACAGTCATGGAGCTGGTGAACTTATTGCTCACTCTAATAATGTTTATGTAGAGGGACTTTTGGTAGTAAACCATACGCCTGATCACGCTGAACCAGACCTTTTGATAGTCATACCACATAGTGACCCGTATACAGATGGTGGTTCTCCAGATGTATTTGTAGGTGACCCCTGATGCCTCCTTTTACAAAAATACCTAATTCGCCTGGTGCATCAAACGAACTGGATGCCTTAAAAGAGAAATTACAACAAGTCTTCGATTTGGTTGAGAGTAAATTAGAAGACCTTGCTTCTAATCTTATATCTGAATTAGACCCTAAACTTATAGAGGTTTTATTTGAAACAAGGGTTATGATTCCACCAATACCCTCAATTCCAAATATCAATTTACAAGCAGAAATTGCTAATCTTGCAGCTCTATTACCCTCATCAGGAGAATATGTTGCAAAGCTTGCTTCAATTAAAACTTCTTTTGGTGCCGCTATATCAGCAGGAGGGTATGATCTAGATTCAATTGTAAGTGATGGCGCCTCTGCTCTGAATAGTGATATAGGAAGTCTTGCAGCCGCTATTCCTAATATGGTGATTCCGGCTGAATTGGCTGGATTGAGCGATGCTATTGCAACCGAAATTTCGAAGGCATCTTTACAAGCTATTGACCCTGTACAGCCTGAGGCGGCTCCTTCATTTTCTAGAGGTGTTCCGTTTGATACAATAACAGGACTAGGTGGAGATGGGTACGCTGCCGATAGAACGGCGGAATCATTCGACAATCTAATATTGAACATGAGCGAGAAGCTCGAGTGGGCTAGTAAGAACCCCAATGAGTACGAGGGCCCAATTACAGAAGCTGAAGAGAGGGAATCTAATTAAATATCCAATTGGTAAATTGTTTGTTAATGTATAAATAATAAAAACAGGAGCTCTTAGATGGCATTAAAAGAACCGTGGAGAAATAAAGATGCGTATACAGACGCTCAGGGTCAGAACAAATCTTCCCGAAGCGCTCAAATTTACTCTGACCTTGATTTGTTTTTTGGCCAAAACAATAAGACCGAAGATGTTAATATTGTTTATGATGTACAGGCTGTAAAGAGATCAGTTCGTAATCTCGTATTTCTTAATGTGTTTGATAAACCCTTTCATCCAGAGATAAGTTCTGGTGTAAGAGAAACTTTGTTTGAATTGATGACTCCTATAACAGCAATTATTCTTGCAAAGCAAGTTGAGAATGTTATTGAGAATTTTGAACCTCGAGCTCTTCTTGCTGGTGTTAAGGCTCTTCCTAATTTGGATCGTAATGCATATGAGGTGAGTGTAAAATTCTATATTGTTAATGCGCCAACAGAACTAATAAACTTAACATTACCTTTAGAGAGATTACGATAATGGCAGCAAACCGAAGATTACAAGTAACAGAGTTTGACTTTGATAACGTAAAGGCAAACTTAAAGACATTCCTTAAAGCTCAAACCGAATTCAAAGATTATAATTTTGAAGGCGCTGGTATGAACATTCTTTTGGATACGTTGGCCTACAATACACACTATCTTGGATTCAATATGAATATGC